TATATTTATTGTTTAATCCTGCTCTGATAAATTGACGTTCTCTGATCTCGTCTATTATTTTCAGAAATCCTTCATTGTTTATAATTGCCATTTTAATTTTTACACTATCTGTAAAATCAAACATATTATGTAGTGATTTATTCTTCATCCAAGTTAAGAATTTGTTCCACTTATTGATAGCTTTTCCTCTTGGTTTTGGGTATTAGATATCTTAATTTATATTTATATTAAATAATATTTTAATACAAATGTTAAAAATAGAATCTGAAACTTCAATAAAAAATGTTTCAATCATCAATCCTACTGAAACATCGAATGTAATAAAAAGCAAAGAAAAAAAAATGAGAGTTGAAACACATACTTGGAATATTGATGATATGGAACTTTCTTTTGAAACGCAATTACAAATTTTAAATAAAATACACAACAATATTTTAAAAAATAATAATTCAAATAAAAATGAAATTAATAAAGAATGTGTTGAAAATGATTCAAATAAAAATAAAATTAATAAAAAATATATTAATACATTTATTAATAATATCAAACATAAAATATCTAGTTATAAACAACAAGACATAATAAAAAAAATATTAGATACTAATAATTTTACAACATTTAATAATGTTATTTTTTTATTATATGAATGCGAATTAAAATGTATATATTGTCACAAAGAAATTTTTATTCTTTACAAAGAAGTTCGAGAAATGTCTCAATGGACATTAGATAGAATCAACAATGATTTAGGACACAACATTGGTAATTTAGTAATTTCTTGCCTTAAGTGCAATTTAAAAAGAAGAAGAATTAATAAAAATGCATTTTTATTAACTAAAAATTTAATAATAAACAAACAAAATTATACAAATGAAAATATTGATGAAAGCCAAAAAGAATTAAATGATTCATTTAAATTTGAAGAAACATCAATAAAAAAAATATGCATAAAATCTGATATAAATTCTAATTTAAATGCAAATTCAAATGCAACTTTAAATACAAATTCATATACATTTTTTAATAATATTTAATTAAAAAATAAAAATAAAATATATATGTAAATTTAAATATATATTTTTTATTTTTATAAAAAATCATGAAATAAAAAAATAAAATATTGAATAATAATATAAAATGGATTTTATGAATTATTTTTTCGGTCCTTTACCAAAGGAATATTGCTTATATTATTATTTTTTAGCAGTAATTAGTGGTTGTATTTTTGTCATAACATCATTTTCTTTTTTAATTTTATTGGTAAAATCAAAGAAAGTAAAATTTAATACATTATTAGGAATGTTTAATACATTATTATCTATATTTATTGGATATTTCGTTAGTAGATTATTATACACCATGTGCATTCGTTCTCTTTAAATTTGAATCATAAATATTTAAATGTTCTGAAAATGTTAAATTTTGAAAAAATGGATTTTGATTAATTTGAGAAATCATTGAACGATTAGATAATTTACTATCAATATCTTCGCGTTTATTTTCATTTATATTTATATTTGCATCTAATTTTTTGCTTAAATTATTTTTATAACTTTTTTGATATTCTTCATCTTTTTTCCATTTCCAAAAAATCATTGAAATAAATATATAATTTATTAAAAAATATATATTTAAAAATATATATTTAAAAAAAGTATTTAAAAAAAACAAATAATTTTACACAATATGAATTTAAAATCATCAAAAATAACACAAAATGATTTATTATTAGACAATTTGAAAAAATATTACAAAACAACTATAGACGGTGTTTTTAATCCAGATAATAATTTAGATAAAATGCTAAAAATTATAACAGGAGAATCAAAAATATCTTTAAGAATCATTGATTGGTTTACAACTAATTATGCAAAAAAATATTTTACAATATATATGTTAAATGGCAAAAGATTTATTGTTTATAATGATTACAAATTAAAATTAAAAGCATATTCTAAAAAAAGATTTGATCCATTTTGTAGATACGAAAAAACAATGTTTCCATATAATGATGAAAAATATATTGAAACTACAATTGGCCAATTAAATTTTTTTAAATGGTCTATCGAAAATAAAATTGTTGATTATATTGAACAAAATTATGAAATAATTGAAAAAGATATGAATACAAGAAATAGCGCATCAAAAAGAAAAGAAATGATGATTAAAGCAATTACTGAACAACAGAATTCTACACAACAACCACAACATACACAACAACCACAATATACACAACAATCTCAACAAAATATTGCATCTAAAACAAGAAAAAAACGTGAAGAGTTATCTGTATCAGCAACAAAAAGTATCAAAAAAGAAAGAGTCGAAATTATTGTAAAATTTAATTAATACAATGTATTTTAAATATATATTTCATAAAAAATAATTTTTAAAAACAAAATTTCTTTGAAAAATATAAGTAAAAAATGCTTTGTATCAAATATAAATTTTAATATATAAATTTTAATATATATATTTTAAAATATAAATATTATTTAATTCTCATTGTATCATAAATTTTAGTTATAAAATAAAATATTTTGCACAATTAATTTAATCTTACATAAGATAAAAATCCATTGTTAAAAATACATTTATTTTGATTATTTGAAGTCCAATGTATACCATATTTTAAAAATATGTAAGTATTTCTATTTGGAGTATATAATAAAGATGTTCCAACTGAGTATGTTGTATTATTGTCTAATGCTATTGCTTCAGATCTAGTAGAATATGAATCTGAATTTGGAACATAAATATTATTAGAATCATCGAACAAATTAGCTTCTGAATCGACCAATATTCCAGCACATTGTAGTATTTGTTCAGAAACTTGATAAACAGTATATTTATACATAATTAAATATGTTTTTCCACTTATTAAATATAAAGAACTAATAAAATTTGAAGATTCAACAGAATAATAAAATCCATTGCTAGATGGATTGAATGCTGAACTTGCCGAACCAAAACCGGAAGAACCACTTAAAATAGGTGTTTGCATTCTATATTGTATACTTTCACCTGAATTTTTTATTTGTGTAGAATTATTAAATAACCCATATGATGTTGCAGTGGTTTGTCGTGTTCCATCAGGAAATTGTAAATAATTACCAGAACCATTGATCAATAAACTTCTATTGACATTGACAAATGAACTATCTAATGCCATTGTAGATGATCCTACATTAGAAGAATTTGTATTATAAAAATTTATAGTTCCACTACTGGCATCATTAGAAAAAAATATTGTATTTCCAAGAGTAAAAATTCTTCCTTTGTATGATTGATTTGTCACTCCTGTTCCTCCATCTGTGAAATTGTAATAAGAAGAAGATATTTGTCTATTTAAAGGATTTGTACTGACCATTGTTAAAGCTCCTGATACATCAACATTTGAACTGAAACTTGCATCATCAATGCATAAAAAATTACCACTACAATCAATTCCACCAGTTCCAATATTCATGCTATCAGCTGCTAAATTTCCAGCACTTAGAGTTCCTGATACATTAACATTTGAACTAAAACTTGCATCATCAATGCATAAAAAAATACCACTACAATCAATACCACCAGTTCCAATATTCATGCTATCAGCTACTAAATTTCCAGCACTTAAAGTTCCTGATACATCAACATTTGAACTAAAACTTGCATCATCAATGCATAAAAAATTACCACTACAATCAATACCACCAGTTCCAATATTCATGCTATCAGCTGCTAAATTTCCAGCACTTAAAGTTCCTGATACATCAACATTTGAACTGAAACTTGCATCATTGATACACCAAAATTTACCAGGAATTTTTGTTCTCTCGCTTGATGTTCCTAAAACTATTTGATTACTTGAATCTATTGTTGCATTGTATCCAATTGCTGATGAATGTGAAATATTTTTTGATAGATCAACATTTGTATTGTAACCAATCAAAGTGTTGTATGAACCTGTAGAAATATTTGTTCCAGATATGCTACCAAAACAAGAATTATGTGATCCTTTTACGCTTCTTCCAGAATCAGTGCCAATAAATGAATTGTAACTTCCATCTTCCCATTCATATCCTGAGTGATACCCTAAAAATGTATTGTTTCCACCAACATTTTGATTTGGTAAATTAGAATAACATCCTGCTTCCATACCTAAAAATGTATTATTTGAACCAATTAGATCACTACCATTATCTAAATTATTCAATGAATTACCGCATTTACTACCTATAAAAGTACAATTATTGCCATAATTTTTTCGACCACTTTCAAACCCTAAATATGTACATTGAGATATACTATTAGAGTAATCTCCTGATGAAGATCCGATAAAAGTATTTTTATCTCCACTAGTGATTCGTGTACCACTATTGTATCCAAATAATGAATTATTGCTATTTGTAGTCATCGATTGTCCAGACTGTGAACCAACGATTGTATTCCAATTTCCAGTTGTTAAATTTTGCCCAGATGTTCTACCAACTAAAGTATCGTGTTCTCCTGTGCTTAATTTATTACCGGATGCCCAACCAACACCAACATTGTAATTGCCAGTAAAACTCGATGAACCACTTCCAGATAATGCGCCAAAAAAACTATTTTGTATTCCTGTCGAATTTCTTCCAGTTAATGCACCAAAAAATGAATTATCATGACCGGTAGTATTCAATAAACCTGATTCATCACCAAAAAATGAATTATACTTACCAGTAGTATTAGCATTTCCACTTTTTTTTCCATAAAATGAATTTTCATAACCAGTTGTATTATTGAAACCAGTTAAATAACCCATAAAAGTGTTACTGTTACCACTAGTTATTTTTGAACCTGAACTTACACCAAAAATAGTATTTTCTAAAAAATTACCTCCACCTCTTCCAACTGTTATATTATTTACTAAAATATCTTTTGTTCCTGAATCAAGTGAATAAGATACATCATTATTACCACCATTAATTCCAACAAATTGTAAAAATGAATTTCCTGCATTATTAGTAATTTTTGGTTTAACTTGTAAAGTATTTGAAACAACTTCTAAACCATCACCTATTGAAAATGTAATTTTATAAAATTCTGTGTAATTCAATTCATCAGTTCCAACAATTGCTTCATTTGTCGAAGTATTATAATTATTTTGCGAAAAAAGTATCGATTTATTTAATGTACCGTTTCTTATGAAGCATGTTTGTCCTTTTACATTATCACCATCAGAACAATCAGTTGCTCTGACGAATCCAGTTGAATAATAAACATAAATTCCATTATCAATGTTTAAAGAACTGACATTGTTTGAACTATCTTGGCATTTAATTAAAACTCTCATTCCGTCATTCAAAGATACATCATCAATCGATGTTGGAATGTTCGGTGGATTTAAACTGATATCTTCTACTGTTGCACATTCACAAGGAGTAGTAATTTGAAGACCACCAGATACGTACGTATCAATGTATTTTTTTGGCACGATGCTTTGTTCTGTATAATTTGTACTCGTATTTGTTAAATATCCCATTCCAGGAATAACAGTTGAAATATTTTCAGTTCCAAGCATAATTTGATTGCTTGAATCAATTAAAGAACCGTATCCGATTGCAGTAGAATTTTCATATTTCACAATTATATTTGAAACCCCGCTTTTAGCACCTAAAAATGTATTTTTAGAACTATTTGTTTCATTTAAACCAGATTCAAAACCTAAAAATACATTTTCACTTCCATCAGTGTGATAAAATCCAGAATAACTTCCTAAAAATGTATTTTTATTTGAATTTATCGTATTATACCCACTTTGTACGCCAATTGAAACATTTTCACTACCAAATATGTTATTTTCCATTGAATTTGAACCAACAGCTGTATTCGAATTACTTTTTGTATTTAAAAGTGTTGCAGTTCCAACAGCAGTATTATAACTACCACTTACATCAAGTAACAATGAATTTGTTCCTACAGCAACATTACTTATACCAGATACATTTAACATATTAGCATATGCACCAACGCTTGTATTCCATGAAACATCCAATGCTTTCGAAGAACAAACACCAAAAGCACTGTTATTTTTACCATTCACGTTATTTTCTAGAGATCCATCACCATAATTAGTGTTTCCATTTGACATTTTATATATTTTATATATTTTATATATTTTATATAAATTAAAAAATATAAATTAAAAAAAATTGATTCAAAATAATTTTATTAATTGATGTAATATATAAAAAATAAATTAAATGCAAAATACAAATACTTTATTATCATTTCAACCAACAACAAATTATGAAGAAATTATAAATATTTTAGAAAATGAACGTTTGAACTCAGAAGTTAATGAACCATCATGTCCAAGAGAAATTGATTCAGTTAATTTAATTGAATTAATTGATTTATTAAGAATTGAAGAACCTACAATTGTGAATGATTATGAAAATAATTTTTCAATCATCTTTAAATCATCAAATGATGAAACTTCTAAAATAACTAGATGTATTCAAGAAGATCAAATATTAAAAACACGTTTATCTTTGCAAAAAAAAAATTTTAAAACTGGAAAAATAGAAACTGTTTTATTAGAAAGTTTTTGGAATGTTTGGAAATCGAATTCTTCATTCAGAAATGAAATATTGAATTCAAATGATCCGAATGAAGAAAAATGGAAATTAACACATAAATATAATTATAAAATTGCAACTACTTTTATGCCAATTTATGCAAAAAGTATATATCAATATTTTGGTTGTCCTAAAATTGTTCTCGATCCTTGTTCTGGATGGGGTGATAGATTATTAAGTGCTGAAGTATCTGGAATAGAAAAATACATTGGATTTGATCCAAATATTGACTTAAGATATGGATATTCAAGACTCATGTCATTATTAGGACATTCAGTAACAGAACTATCTCAAAATTATATGAAATTCAGTAATTCGTATCAAATACATTCAGAACCATTTGAAATTGGTTGTCAAAATATATCATCAAATTCTGTTGATTTCATATTTACATCACCACCATTCTTTGAATATGAAGTTTACAGCAATAATAATCCAGTTTACACTAATTGGATTACTGAATTTTATGAACCATTCTTCATCCAATGTGACAGAGTATTAAAGCCAGAATGCTATGCATGTATTTACATTTCAGATACATCATCTGGAAAAATTGATAAATTTATAAAAGAAAGAGTTGGAAAAATATGCAATTTGAAATTGCAAAAAAAATGTATTGGATTTCAAGGAATATTTTCTGGAACAATCAGAAAAATATGGGTTTTAAAAAAGTCATTTAATTAATTTTAAATAAATTGTTTATTGTTTAAATATATATTTTTATTTTTTGTTAACAATTCATTATTATTATTTTTTACTTTTAAATATTTTAAATTTTTATGATTTTTATGAATGATACGTTGAATTATGTATTATGTGTTGGTGGTTAGTTTTTGTTTAGTTGTAAAAAATTGAAATTATTTTAAATTTAAAATATTATTTGTGAATAATATTTTAAAATGGATTACTTTTTACAAAAAAATTGTATTGAATATAAAATTGTTGGAATTGATAACAACATTTATAAAATTGAATTGAATAATGTATCAATTTATTGCACTATTTATCAAAATAAAAAAAATTATAGAAAAAAATACTATAATTTAATTGTTTATGTTCCACAAGAAATACATGAAAATAAATATATTTTATTAACAAATAAAATCAAATTAATTGGAATTATTGAACACATGAACATATATAAATATTATGATGAATATGATGATGTTAATAATGTAATTAACATAATTAAATTATTTATATAATCTTGATATTGATATACATAATTTTAATTTAGTGTTGGCAAAAAAATAAATAACTCATTAAAAACCCATTTAAAAATACATTAATAACCCAAATTTAAATGGGTCATTGCCAACCCTAGATAGACATGTAAATAGTATTGACACGTTAATTTTTAAAGAGATAGACATGTAAATAGTATTGACACATCAAATTTTAAATAGGGTAGATACGTAGATAGTATCAACATCCTTTATGTAAAAATGAATATGTAAATAGTATGTACACATTTATTTTTAAATAATATATTTTTTAATGAAATTATATTATTTTTTATATTTTTTATAATTTTTGTAAAATAATTGTAACGAGTGTAATAACTTAATTTGAATAAGCACTCTAATTCCCAATAGTTTCCCATTGGGGAGGACTGTATCTTAAGCCAGCTCAGATTGACTAGATCTTCGACACTGACCCATATCCGTTCAGTCTCTGACGCCCTACCATTTCCTATCATATCGGATTTAGGTAGTAAGCATGCGGATCGCCCAATCTTTTTCATTATTACCATACCCAAGTTCATTACTCTTGGCCAGATAATTCTTTCGATATCATCCTTGGTAGAAAAAGCTCTAAGGGTTTCCCCGAACAACAAGATATGTTGCAATAATTTTTTCAAATTATCACTAGCAGTTAGCTTTTTTATACGACAGCATAAATGATTTCCCACAGCAAGAGGTCGTTTTGCTATGGCATACTGCTTTTCGGCCCTGGTTAAACAAATTATTACATTTGTTTCGTTAAGGCCACCCATGCCTGACATAATTCTTAATACGTTATAGTTGGTTGCGTAAACACGTACCTTAGCAGTTTTTGTTCCTTCAACTGTTGCATTTGAGAGCACGAGTTGTAGGGTGGCGTTATCGATACGTGAGAAATTACATGACCCGCTTGGTTGATGTTCTTCAGGTCTTAATGCAAATGAATATACATTGATACCTTCATCTGGGCAACGTGTGTGTGATTGATATGGTTGAACCCAAGAGAAGTAAGAACCTTCACGTTCTGAGAAACGATCTTGTCCATTTAATTGTAATTTTGCAGTTACGACTGGATTTTGTCCCCAACAATGGAGATCTAAAGATGTTTCGGAAAGAACGAATGTTCCAGCATCAGAAACACCAGTATTTTGGTTGTGTCCTGCAGCAGATAAATCTTGGAGTTGCTCTAAAATAGAAGCTGGAAGATCTCCTGAAACTGCTGGTACTGCTGGTCCTCCAAGATTTGATTCATTGTATGGGTTGTTTGGACCATGCCAGTATCCAGTAAAACTATCTGGAATATTATAATCAATTGCACCTGCATCTTGGAATAAACCACGTGCATCAATGTAGGAACGGCTGTCAGCAGCAATTGAAGCTGGACCACCAAAAGCATGAATAGCATTTGGAAGAGCATCGATTGCATCAGTGTAATTGAATGGTTGTGCACCAAGAATTTTGAATAATAAAGCATCACAAACAAGTGAAGAACAATAATCAACATTTTGATCTGGTTGAACTACCCAAATTAATTCTTTAACTGGATGATTAAAATTTAATTTAATTTTGTTTGAAGATGAACCAACAGATTCATCACCGGTGAATTGAAGTTGTGTAATTAAATATTCATGTGGATTTTGTGCGAATCTTCTACGTTCATCAGTATCTAAGAATACGTAATCAACATATAATGATGCGGCAACAAGAGATTGGTTATATGCAATAGCTGCTGGAACAGGACGTCCTGGTGCATATTGATTAGCTTTATAGGCAGCAGATGCTTGACCTCCAACAACTGGTTTAGCTGAATCATCACCAGAATTGCAACTGAGTGTTGTAACAGCCCATAAACATTCATCAATTGGACGAATATCTAAATTAATTTTAACTTCGTGATACTGCACATCACGATTTACCCCATCTTTCGATGTATTTATGTTACTGGGAATAGACTATATCTTATGCTTCATCAGATTGATTAAATCTTCATTTGAAACCCAAAACCGTTTAGTCGTTGAACCTTCCTCATACTCTAATCATATCGAGGTTAGAGGCTTGGCTGCGGATTATCTATTTCATTCATCTTTTTAGATGAAATCATATGTGGAATTTTTACCATATCTGAGTATTTTATTCTCAGCCACTGCAAACTTTCGATTACAGCTTGGTATCCAATAAATTTTTTATATTTTTTACTAATAAAATAATTTATTTTTTACATCTTTAAGAACTTCCCGCAATTTGATTTTGTTGCTACTTGAAATTGAAATTAATAACAAGCAACTAGCATCTGAGATGCATTTAAACTCTCAAACAGATTTTCCCTAAAACAGAGGTTTGATGTTTTAGGCTGGATGCTTTTCTGCCCTGCAGTTTTTAAGGCTATTAATGGTAATGCTAAACCAGGATTACAACAAAACCAAAATTGAAGTGGAATATAAAGTGTTGTTTCTGGAAGAGCATTACGTGGAGCACAAACTTGACGTGGTGCTTGTGAGTCACAAGGTCCATCAACATCAGAAAATGATGGATCAGTAATGAAAGTTAATTGGGTTGTATTACCAATCATTTTAAAATATCCACGTTGTTGTTCTGCAGTCATTGTTAATTGATTCCA